AATTAATTACAGTTGTTGGAGGTACTCATATTTCTGCTGATTGCTTTAAAACTACCGAGATTTTAGATTTTATAAATAGATATATTTAAAACAAAACACATTTAACCAAATGGATATAAAAGAATTATTATCAAAGGAAGATTTAGACCACAGCAAAGCGATTGATGAATTAAAGTCAAAACGCAATACAACTAATCCAGAAACATCGACTTTTAAAAAGGAATTGGACCCGTTACAGCATGATGTTTATGACACCATAAAAAGACCCAATAAAAAGGTAAAGATTGATCCTGATGACCCTGATTACCATACAAACGAAAGAAATGTAATGAATGTTACAGGCGGTGAAACTCCGACGGGTTGGAGATACGAACCTGTTGCAAGGGTTGCTTTGGCTATTCAAAAATTAATCGTTAACCGTGCGGTATCTTTTGTTTTTGGTAATGCGGTAACACTCGATTCAAGTGCAGAAGGTGATGGACAAAAATCCGTTTTAAAAGCCTTAAAAAGGGTAATGTACGACATCAAAGAAAAGTCTTTCAATCGAAAAGTAGCACGCAATTTATTCAGTTGCACCGAAGTTGCAGAATATTGGTATCCAGTTGAAGTAAACAATTCAGTTTATGGATTTTCGAGCAAATTTAAATTGAGAAGTGCGATATTTTCGCCTTTATTAGGCGATGCTTTGTATCCATATTTTGATGAAACTGGCGATATGGTCGCATTTTCACGTGAATTTTCGGTGACGACAAACAACAAAGCAAAAGTTTACTTTGAAACATACACCGATGAAAAACATTATATGTGGGAAGTCGGAACCGCAGGACATGAATTATCAGAGGGATACCCAAAAGATTTATCTTTAGGCAGAATCCCTATTGTTTTTGGATGCCAGCCACAAGTAGAATGGGCGGACGTTCAAAACCTTATTGACCGTTTGGAAAAATTACTTTCAAACTTTGCCGATACAAATGATTATCATGCAAGCCCTAAAATTTTTATTGAAGGCGAATTGAAAGGATTTGCTAAAAAAGGTGAATCCGGAGCTATTTTGCAAGGTGCGGCGGGTACAAAAGCAAGTTATTTATCTTGGAACAATGCACCAGAAGCGGTTAAACTTGAAATTAATACTTTGCTTCAAATGATTTATACCATTACGCAAACGCCTGATATTTCATTTGATGCCGTTAAGGGATTAGGTAGTATTTCGGGTGTTGCTTTGAAATTGTTGTTCATGGATGCTCATTTGAAAGTAGCGGATCATCAAGAAGTTTTTGACGAATATTTGCAACGTAGAATAAACATCATAAAGGCATTTATTGGTAAGTTTAACACTAAATTAGCCACCGAAGCAGATAATTTGATGGTAGAACCTATAATCACGCCTTACATGATTATTGATGAATTGGCTGAGATTAAAATTTGGACTGAGGCGAACGGGGGCGGGGCGGTTATATCTAATAAAGGGGCTTTTAATAAAGCTAATTTAACGAATGATACCGAAGCCGATTTTATTCAATATGAAGCTGAACAAAAAGCAAAGAATATGTTTTCTTTGAGCGAACCGACAATGTAAAAATTAATCAAATAAAATAAAATATTATGGCATTATTTAGAGGGGTTAAAAGACATGAGAATAGTAGAATGTGGGCTTTTGTCGAATGGAGCGATGAAAATACTAATCATGTACAAATTTTAGGACATAAAGAATTTTCAACAAAAGAAGAAGCAGAAGATTATTCTAAAGGGTTTGAAATTGATAGTTATGAATGGATTGAGCCAAAAGACATAAAAACAAAAAGGCTTATTTCTGAAAAGGAAAAATTAGAAAAACGTTTATCAGATATAAACAAAGAACTAGAACAATAACAAAGTGGATTACCTCATTTGAGTAAAACCAATCAGACCCCGTGTAACTCGATTTATTACGGGGTTTGTTTTTAAATAACCCCAGTAAAACCGTCTCAAATGTTAAAGTTTACAAATAAAATGAAAATACTTGTAGTTTATGTATTGTTTATCCAAGTAACCGACGTATATTTGTATCAGCAATAAAGCGAAACAAAAACCACATATTATGACAACTACAGTAAAACAAGAATTAGCAAAATACATTACTAAAAACGATATAGTTACAGAAGTGGAAACAACAACAACAAACCACTACGCATTTAATTACAGATTTGAAGTTTTAAGAGATAACAAAAAATACTTCATCGCAATAAAAGAAGTTAACGTAACTGGAGAAATTAAAAAACACCACACAAGATTAGAAGTTGACACAGATTTAGAAAAAGTAATAGAAGTTAAAAAAGTAGATTTAAAAAAAATAGAAAAAATCAAAACCAAAATAGAAAAGTTAATAAAAGTTAGAGCATCATTTGAAAAATACGAAAACTTTAAAAACTTAGTTGAGTGGAGAATGGCAGACAAAAAAATAACTAACCTACAACAAAAGTTGTAGGTTTTTAAACTTCAAAATCGCACAGTATTCGTACAGCGTTGACTAATAGGAAAGACTATTATTTTTAATTTATTAAGACTAAATAAAAATAAGCTCAAAATATTAGCGATATGAAACCATTTGAAAAGTTAAAGATTAAAATACAAAAGTCATTAGATATAGATTTGCATAACTTCCAGCGAACAAGAATAGGCTATTCCGGTAGAGAATGCGGGGCTTTTACTTGGGTTGCACAATGTAAAGGTACTCCAAGAGATTTCGGAAGTCCATTAACTGTAAAAGAGTTATTAGCGTATGATGATTTTGAAATATATTATAATGGTTACGGAAACGAAATACACCCTAAAGGATTATGAACCGACAAAACATAATAGTATTCATTAAAGGCAATAGAGTAGAAACATACGGCAATTTAAAAAAGTGTTGCGAGATGGAAGGATTGAAATACTGGACATTGTCACGTCTTAAATTCCCAATACAATTAAAAGGAATAACTATACATAAAACCGAGTTTAAATAATGGCAAAAAAAAGACTACCAAAAAAAGCGATATTCTCAATTCAGGCATTTGATGCGAACCATATAAAGCAAACGGAACAATACGCTAAAATGATTGATGCAATCTATAATAGTGCCGTTGCTGATTATGCCAAACTTGCTGAACGTTTAAACATCGATTTAAGCAAGCCGTTTGCATTTAAGGACTATCCAAGTGCCAAAGCCAAAGCGGACGAATTAGTAAGTCAATTATCGTCTAATTTGAAGTCAGTAGTTTTTGAGGGAAGCCGTAAAGAGTGGTTATATGCCAATGAAAAAAACGATGCTTTTTTGCAGTCTATAATGGACACATCGAAACTAAGCAAATCAAAGTTATCTAAATACCAAGATCGTAACTTGGAAGCCCTAAAAACGTTCCAAAACCGTAAAACAAACGGACTCGATTTGTCAGAGCGAATATTTAATTATTCAGGACAAATGAAGTCGCAAATGGAATTAGCAATAGATTTGGCTATTGGTGACGGTTTATCAGCGCAATCATTATCGAGGGAATTAAAGCAGTATTTAGTGGATCCAGACAAACTATTTCGCAGGGTTCGAGATAAACACGGGGTACTGCATTTATCTAAAAATGCACAAGCTTTTAATCCAGGACAAGGGAAGTATAGAAGTTCACATAAAAACGCAATGCGATTGGCCCGAACTGAAATAAACATGGCTTACCGTGAATCGGATCATTTACGATGGAAACAATTAGATTTTGTTGACAGTTTCGAGGTCCGTTTGTCAAATGCGCACAAGATATTTGATATTTGTGATTTAGTTAAGGGTAAATATCCAAAAGGCTTTAAGTTCATCGGATGGCATCCGCAATGCATGTGCTATGCCGTTCCAATACTCCAAGATCCAAAAGATTTTAATACTGATGAACTAAATGAATTACGTGCAGCAATCAATGGAACGCAATACACGCCTTTTAAGTCGCCAAATCGAATAACAGACGTACCAAAAGGTTTTAAGGATTGGGTAAAAGAAAATTCCGAACGTTCGCAGGCTTGGAAGTCACAACCGTATTTTATTAGGGACAATTTTAAGGGTGGAGTTATATCCGGAGGTTTGGAATTTGGTACCAACAAAGTAATAACAAAACCAATAATAAAAGAGCCTAAAAAAATAGACTTACCAAAAGAAATAAAACCAACCGTAAAAGAAATTTTATCAAATATACCCGATGAACTAAAAAAAGGTAGTGATTATTTAAAAGGATCAAATGTAGAATTCAACGAAAGTTTTTTTGCATTATTAGACAAAAACAAACCCGTAAAATTAAGATTATCAAAAACAGATGAATCCTATGCTAGAGGTGATAATTTTGTTCAAATTGGAACCGGTCCAAGATCAAAAAGGAGTGTTAACTTTAAAGAAAGAATAGTTTATCATGAATACGGACACGCTATAGATGCTCAAAGGGGTTTGAGGTATTCAGATGGCATAAAGGAATTAATGACAAAACACAGGAAATCATTAAGCATAAAAAGACCTTATACATTTAGAATTCAAGAATATGATTATGCAACTAGATCTATTAAAAGCGTAAGCAAAACCGCAATAGTTTCAGAGATTGGGGTGGTAAGTAATAGGCTTGAATCGATTTACAAAAAGATTTTAAGAATGCCTGAATCTACATTTACAAAAAGAGGTGTTATGAAGCATGATATATTGGAAAATATATGTGCTACAATGGATACAATTATGAGTTTAAACCCAAATTATGGATTTGGACATACTAAGTCTTATTTTAAGAATTTAGGTATGAAAGAAGCTGAATATATTGCTCATGCCTTTGAAAACAAATTTTTAGGTAATCCAATATTTAAAAAATACATGCCTAAAATTTATGATGACATGATAAAATACATCGAAACTTTGAAATAATAAAAAAGCCTGATTGATTTCAGGCTTTTTGTTACATTATAAAAACGGTTATCGGTGGATCATCCACATTTGAACGATTTTCTTTTATAGCTATTTTTTTGCCTTGTTTTTCGGCATCTTCAAGCATTTCAAAAAGCCCGTCACCGATTTCAATATGTGCTTGAAATAGAATTGATTTGTAATCGTTATTTTGAGAAGTGTAAAAGTCAAATAACTGTTTTCCGTTAAGTTTTGATAAGTCAGGTTTCATTTTTTTAAATTTTAAGTTGTTTTTTCGTCTTTAAATAATGGACATGCAACATCTTTGCATTTTATCTTTAAAAGCCCGTTGTTGGTTCTATTTGACTTTCTCACACCGCAATATTGAAATACTTTTGAATTACATTCATGCCTTTGTCTATGCTCACAATTTAAGCATGTGTTTTTTGGTGGCGAAGGTTCAATTTCGAATAGAGTATTCATAATTAAGACTCTTTAATTAATGAAACACAATTGTTACAAATGTGTTTGTCAGATTGATTAACACTATCTTTTAGTATCACATATCTTTGAGGTATAATATCGCATTTAAAAACTAAAGTTTGTAATTCTTTAGGCTCTTTTTTTTCACCACACAAATTGCAAAAATACTCTACTTTTTTCATAATCCTTTTTGGTTTTTATACATTTTAAGTTTTATACTCATTGGTAAATCAGTATTTTTAATACTTGAATTAGTTAACCATATACCAAAAGCAATAGCATGTTCATCGGCTATTATTTCACATTCTGAATTGTGATTTTCGTTTAAAACCACATTTCCAAACTTTTCTTTTAATTTCATCCTAATCACTATTTATTTGGTTATAGACTGCCTTTGCTTTTTCTCTGTTGTCATCGCCTTGAATGCTCCATTTTCCGTACGTTACAACACGGTTAAATTTATTCAACACACTTACTTTCTCACAATGGATAATAAGCCCGTGACGAATGCGTAAATCAGCTATTCGAGCCGTTGGGTTTAGAACTCCTGTACTCAATAAAATATCCTTTCTTGAAATGCTATTGTTATTTAGGATTTCATATAGAACTTCTGCTGTTTGATTGGTTGGGTTCGTCATGGTATTATTTTAAGTATTGTTTTTCAATAATTTCGTAAACATCGGAAATCTTTTTAGGGCTATCTTTTTTGTGGTATGCGATTGCTTCACCACCATACAGAATAAAGTATTTAGCAAGCGTGAAAAGCATAAAAACCATTCCGACAATATTTAGTATCAGAAAAAATGGAAGTCCTATAATTCGTTTAATGTATTTCATCTTATTTTCTATATTTTGAAAAAGCATCTATAGCCTTTTCACGTTCGTAATAATTCACATTACCACCAAATCGCTTTTTAACTAATTTTTCATGGTCGGCAACATAAAATGCTTTGTTTGTATCAAAATTGAACATCTTCATTAATTCCTGATTGGTAATATAATTTGACATATCAACCGGTTCTTTTTTCTCTAAAAGCAATTCTTTGGCTTTTTCAAGGTTTTGAGTTGGATAGTACGTACATCCTTGATTGTATCGGGGTTCATCGCCAAATAAAGCAAATACGGCTTTCATTTTCTTTGTAGAGAATCCGAACGCTTCACGCAATGAATTTGCACTTACATATCCTTCGAGTTCATCATTTTTCAAATAAGATCCTTTTTGTTTTTTCTTGTTAGCTTCCCTTTTCGGTGTTACTGCTGAGTTCACAAACATGGTGTGTGAATTTAGGTTGGTTGTCCAAAAATCGTGTGCCATATTTAAATATTTACATTTAATTCTTCACCAGTTAAAGAAAAGTATAAGTTTTGGAGTTGGTGTAAAAATTCTAAATTTATTTTACGCTCAATTTCTGACCCAATTAAACAGTATCTTAACTGATAGCATTTTGAATAACTAGAATGCCAAATTGAAATGCCGTTTATTTGAAAATTAACGCCTATTTTATTAAATCTAATTTTTAAAAACAATTTTTCTGTTAATTTTATTGGCTTAATTTCTTTTTTAATGTGGAGAACAAATCCATCGTATAATTCAACAACATAACTTTGATAAACAGTTGGAGAATAATAAATTGATTTAATTTTACCAATAGAAACTTCTTTATCTTTTGGGTCTTTATAAAAATAAATTAAATTACCTATTCTTAATTCGTTTGCTTCCATAACTAACTATTTATTATTTCATTAATAATTGATACCTCGTTTGCGAAAAGGTTTGGATTTTGGCGCAAATAATCTACACCGTGACGGCATCCTTGCATATAATAGTCATGAATCCTATTAATGTTTGCAGGGCTTAATGTAAGCCCTTGTTTGAATCGTTCAAAGCCTTTAAACGTGGACGTGTTTTTGATTGCATTAGGCAAATCGGATTTGTTTAGCTGGGTATGTTTTAGTTTTTCTGACATGCTTTTAGTTTAATTTAAAGATTCCTAATTTATATAACTCATGCACTATTTGCGCTTCAAAATAAGCATCGTCAGCCCCTCTATGCTTTTCTATATAACCAACATCGCCAAAGAAATGTTTGTGTGCTTCTTCTACTTTGGGCCATTTAAAACCACCTCTTGGACTTGGCAATTTGCAAACATCCGTAGATAGTTTCATAGGACACGGCAATTTATTTGGGAACACAAAGCCCCTATCTTCCATAAATCCAAAATCAAAAG